ATCAATAGAAACATTCCAAAATGGTAAAGCTGATGTCTTTATTGGTAGCATACAGGCTTCTGGTGTAGGGATTACATTAACAGCATCTAGCCATGTCGTTTTTGCAGAGATGGATTGGGTTCCAGCTAACATGAACCAAGCAGAAGATCGTTGCCACAGGATTGGACAAAAAGATTCAGTATTGGTTCAACATATTGTTGTTGATGGTAGTATTGATGCTAAATTAGCTGAAACACTTGTTAGCAAACAAAAGATTGCTGATAAAAGTCTTGACGATCCAGAACTTGTAAATGTGATTGTTGATGAAATATCATATGATGCTGGTGAAGTCCAGAAGCTATACAAAGGCAAAAAAGTAAAAGCATTACCAACACATGTAGTCAAAGCAATGCAAGAGTGTGTGAGATTATTGGCAAGATACTGCGATGGCGCAAACGCTGAAGATGGTACTGGTTTCAACAAGTTCGATGCTCCATTTGGTCACAGTGTTAATCGTATGGATGATTGGACAGTACCCATACAACATGCTGTGAAAGACATGCTCAAAAAATACAAAAAACAAATGATAGGTGTTTGCGAACACGAATACATGTTAATTTACTCTTAACTTCCAATTATCCTAGTCTTGAAGTATGATATATTGACTAGGATAATTTTTTTTATGTATAGACTGACCTAGCAGACTTTTGCCAAGACTATACATTTTAATTTAGAGGTAATTAAATATGGCTAATACAACTTTTAATGGACCAGTTAGGTCTGAAGGTGGCTTTGAACAAATTTCAATAGCTGAGTCAACAGGTACTGTAACCACAAATTTAGATATTGATACAAGTGGTAATATTACTACCACAGGGTATCTTTCTGCTTATTCACAAATAGAGAGCATTACAAGTGCTACACACAGCGTTGAATCAACCGATTCAGGTACAGTTTATACGCTGAATAGGGCAGCTGGAATAGTAGTTACACTACCTACAGCAGCAGCTGGTTTGAATTATACTTTCATAGTTGGTACAACCTTTACAGGTGCTGGACAAATTAATACTGACAATACTGATGACTTATTCTCTGGTTTTGCTCATATATTTGACCCAGCAACCGCAACAGACATGAACACATTTATTCCTGATGCCAGCAATGACGATACTATTGATTTAGGATCAGCAGCACAAGGTTGGCTAGTAGGTGGAATTATCCGCTTGAAAGCAACAACAGCAGCAGTGTGGCATTGTGAAGCATATCTTCATGGTGATGGCACATTAGCTACTCCATTTGAATAAGGAGTAAATTATGGCAGCTAGATCAGACGTAAAAGCAGTCACAATTACTGCCGATACACAGGCATTAGATGCCGATGGAATCTCAGCAGCAGCAGCAGTTGGAAATAACGCAGCACTTACTTTAGGTGGTGCGTTAACTTCTGGCGGTTCTGCTACATTTGATTCTGGGAGAATAGTTACTATTCTTTCTGCTGGAGATGATTCTAGTAAATCATTTACTGTGGTCGGAACAGATGTTAATGGTGATGCTCAGACAGAAAGTATTACAGGTGCAAATGCTGGTACAGCTACTGGCTCATCATATTTCAAAACTGTAACTAGCATAACAGCTGTGGGAAACCCAGCTGGTAATGTCAGTGCTGGGGTTAATACCGCAGCTGCTGATGTTGTATTTGCTGGAAGAAGCAGATTAAAAGGTGTGTTTTTGACTAGCACAGCAACTGCTGGAACTATTGATTTTTTAACTACTTCTCCTACTGGAACAAGTGTTTTAAAATTAAGTTCAGTTTCAGATGCTGATGCTACCAGAGATGTAACGATACCAAGTGATGGTGTTGTTTTTAGTGCTGGTATATACATACAATACACAGTCAGCACCTTTTTGACTCTTACAGCATTTCATGCGTAATGGCATTAGATGAAAATGTAAAAATGACTCCTAGCAGTAGAGTAATCTATTGTGTGGAGTCTTTTTATAGATTTAACAAGTAATGGTGATATATGGCTACTTCAAGTAGTAAAAACTTTGAACCTGATGTTGGTGAATTTGTCGAAGAAGCATTTGAAAGATGCGGAATAGAGCTGCGAACAGGTTATGATTTAAAATCAGCAACCAGAAGTTTAAACTTGATGCTTGCAGAATGGGCAAATCGCGGTTTAAATCAGTGGACCATTGCACAGAAAAGCGTAGCGATGGTGCAAGATACTACTGCTTATAACATTGATAGCACCAATGCTACAGCTCCAATTGATGTTTTAGATGCTTTTATGCGAGAAACAATCAATTCTGAGAATACAGATTTGCCTATGACACGCATTTCTAGGTCACAATATTCTGCTTTGCCCAATAAAAGTAATACAGCAAAACCTAATCAGTTTATGATTGATAAGCAATTAACACCAACTGTTACTGTTTATCCAGCTCCAGACAAATCTTCAACATATACTTTGTATATGAATGTCCTAACGAGGATGGATGATGCTGATGCTGGTGCTAATACTATGGAAATGCCTTATCGTTTTTATCCATGTTTAGCTGCTGGTTTGGCATATTATATTTCTTTGAAAAAAGCACCAGAAAGAACTGCTATGCTTAAACAGTTGTACGAGGAAGAATTTTTGAGAGCAATGAATCAAGACGAGGAAAGAGCTTCATTTAAAATTGTTCCTGATTTGAGAAGTTATAACCATCCATAATGGGAACTTACTCAAATAAACAATCAGCTTATGGAATCTGTGATTTAACAGGTTTTCGTTATAACTTAAAAGATATGAAAAAAACTTGGGATGGTTTAATGGTTGGACCTGACCAGTTTGACCCAAAACACCCACAACTTGACCCAAGACCAGCACCTATTGAAGAACAAGCATTACAAAACGCAAGACCTGATACTTCAGATGATAATAATTTTTTTGTTGTGTATAGTAATGTTGGACTTGGTAAATTAGGCAAACAACTAGACACATATGAATTAACTTTCAGTGTTGGAGAGGTTACAATAACGACATGAGTTGGACATATTCAACATTAAAGACGGCTATTGGCGATTATTTGGAATGCGCAGAAACCACATTTACAACTCATTTGCCTGATTTTATCAAAGAATCAGAAGATAGAATTTTCAGTTTAGCTGAATTAGCACAACAAAGAAAAAATGTTCAAGGTCAAACTTCTACAAACAGTAGATTTTTAGCATGTCCATCTGATTTCTTAGCACCAATGAGTTTAGCGATTGTAAGTAGCAATACTTATGACTATTTGGATTTAAAACATGCTAGTTTTTTAAAAGAATACAGTCCAACTACTTCTGTTACTGGGCAACCTAAATATTACTCAATATTCAGTCAAGACAGTTTTACCTTAGCACCAGTTCCAGATGCTGCTTACACAGTAGAGCTACATTATCTTCATAAACCAGCAAGTTTAACTTCTGGTAGTGATAGTAGCTCAACAGTTCTTTCAACTGACTTTCCAGATGCATTGTTGTATGGTAGTTTAGTAGAAGGAGCAACTTTCTTAAAAGAAGCACCTGAAACTGTTGCTCAGTTTGAAATGAGATTTAAAGAAGCAATAGCAAGGATGAAAAATACCACAGAGGGTCGTGACACCAGAGATGAGTATAGGTATGATTCATTAAGGCAAAGAGTTACATAAATAGATAGGACAAAAAAATGGAGCCAATAGAGTCTTTAGAAGGCAAGCGAGTCGCTTTGCTTGGTTTGGGTATATCTCAAATTGATTATGTTATAAGTTTAGAAAACGGAAAAGTCTGGGATGAAGTCTGGGCGATAAATTCTGTGGCTGGCGCATTGCGCTGTGACAGACTTTTTATGATGGACCCAGCAAGCAGATTTTTTGATTCAGAAGATGCTGGTAAGCAGACATCTGTTATGCGCAAAATATTACCAAAGATAAAAGTGCCAGTTTATACTTGTGAATTGGATGAAAGAGTTCCTAGTGCTGTAGAATATCCATTAGAAAAAATATGCAATTACACAAAATGCGCTTATTTTAATAACACAGTAGCATATGCACTTGGTTTTGCTATGTATAATAAAGTTTCAGCAATTGATTTATTTGGTATAGATTTTAGTTACAGAAATGATCTACATTTTGCAGAAGCTGGTAGAGCCTGTGTTGAGTTTTGGCTTTGCAAATTGATGGAAAATGATATAACTGTAGGTGTTTCACCAAGATCAACTGTTTTAGATGCTGATGTACCAGCTGACGAAAGACTGTATGGTTATCACAGGCTTGAAAAGCCATTAGTTGCAGTGCCACATAAAGATAGTTGGATTATTTCAACTAATGATAAGATACAAGAAGTTCTCCAAGAGCATGATATGCAATTGGTTACTGAAACCAGACCGCCAGAACCATATAAAGGATAATGTCAGATAGTTTTATACAATTAGGCAAAGTGATGGTATCTACCACGCATAATCGTGGTCATCCACCTGAATTTTGGGCAGAACAAATAACAAAAAAGATATGTGATATAAGCGACAACGCACCAGATCATATTAGACAACAAGCTCATGCTTTTCAAAACCATGTTTATACTGTAGTATTAAATGGTGTCAAAAGTGCAATTGACAGTGACCGAGTTACAATACGCGGTCTATTGGATTCTCAAGGACACACAGACATGGCTAATATTATAAAACAGTTAAAATAAGGAGAAGAACATTGGCAATCACCTCGACTATCTGTAGCTCGTTTAAGCAAGAAGTGCTGGTCGAAGCGCACAATTTAACGAATGGAGCAGACTCTATTAAATTGGCTCTATATACAAGTTCAGCAACAATGGGAGCTACGACTACTGCGTATTCAAGTGGACAAGAAGTAAGTGGTACTAATTACTCAGCTGGCGGTAGCGCATTAACTAATGTAACTCCAGCCTTATCTGGAACCACAGCGGTATGTGATTTTGCAGATTTAACATTCGGAACAGCTACAGTAACAGCTAGAGGATGTTTGATATATAATTCTACAAATTCAAATAAAGCAATCTGTGCCGTTGATTTCGGGGGGGATAAAACTTCGACAGCGGGAGATTTTACAGTTGTGTTCCCTTCCGCCACGGCTACTGGAGCAATTATTAGATTAGCTTAGTCTATGGTAAACTTTTACCAAATAAGAGAGTTTATCAATGCCATTAGCAAAATTTAATTTTAAAGCTGGGATCAACAAAGAAGAAACTGACTATTCTAATGAAGGTGGTTGGGTTGATGGCAACCTTGTTCGATTTCGCAAAAGTCGTGTAGAAAAAATTGGTGGATGGATAAAATCTACCACAAATAGCATATTAGGCAGAGCCAGAGCCTTACATCAATGGATTTCTTTGGCTGGAACACGCTATCTTGGTGTTGGAACAACACTTAAATATTATGTTGAAGCTGGCGGAGAGTTCAATGATGTAACTCCTGTAAGAGCTACAACTACCAATGGTATTACTTTTGCTGCTACTAATGGTTCTTCCACTATAACAGCAACTGATTCATCACATGGTGCAGTAGTTGGTGATTTTGTAACTATTTCTGGTAGCGCAAGTTTAGGCGGTCTTATTACTGCTACTGTTTTAGACCAAGAATATCAGATAGCTACTGTACCTAGCACAAATACCTATACTTTTACAGCTAAAGATACAGATGGAGATGAAGTGACCGCCAATGCATCAGATAGTGGAAATGGCGGTGCTGGTGTTGATGGTGTTTATCAGATAAATGTAGGACTAGATGACTATGTGCAAGGAACTGGTTGGGGTACAGGAACTTGGGGAGCAAGTACATTTGGTTCAGCAACAGGTTTAAGTGCATCTAATCAGCTCAGAATATGGACCCATGATAATTTTGGCGAAGATTTAGCCATAAATGTAAGAGCTGGTGGCATATATTATTGGACTGAAGATGATGGATTATCTACCAGAGCTGTTGCTTTAAGCGCATTATCTGGCGCAAATTTAGCTCCAACAGTAGGTTTACAGGTCATTACATCAGAAACTGACAGGCATATGATTGTTTTAGGAGCTGATCCTGTTTCATCTGGCTCAAGAACTGGAACAATTGACCCAATGTTAATTGCCTTTAGTGACCAAGAATCTGCGATTGAATGGGAAGCATTAAGCACTAATACTGCTGGTTCCTTGCGCTTATCAAGTGGTTCACAAATAGTTGGTGGCTTAAAAGCTAGACAAGAAATACTTATTTGGACTGATAATGCCATATATACCATGAATTTTATTGGTCCACCATTGACTTTTGCTGTCAATTTAATCAATGAAGGTGCTGGATTAATAGGTCCTAAAGCATGTGTAAATACTCCTAGTGGCATATTTTTCATGTCTAAAACAGGTTTTTATTTTTATAATGGCGCAATTAAAAAAATGGAATCAACAGTTCAAGAGTATGTATTCCAAGATTTAGATATAAATCAAGCCTATAAATGTCATTTAGCTCTTAATAGTGAATTTGGCGAAGTATGGTTCTTTTATCCATCCATAGAAGATGGAACCAAAGAAATATCCAGATACGCTATTTATAATTATGAAGAAGGTTTATGGTCAATTGGGTCACTTGTGCGCTATGCATGGATTGATGCTGGTGTGCAGAACACACCACAAGCAACTGGTGTTGATAGTAGCACCTATTATTTATATGACCATGAATCTGGATTCAATGCAGATTCAGACCCAATGGATAATGTTTATATACAATCAGCTGACTTTGATTTTGGCGAAGGCGAAACCTTAGCCTTTATTAAACGCATCATACCTGACATAAAATTTGTTAATGATGTTGGCACAAGTCCAAATGGTGCTGTTAATGTGGTTTTGAAGAAACGAGATTTTAATGGAGAAAGTTTAAGCACTGACAGTACAAGCCAAGTAACTTCAAGCACTACACAGAGTTATGTTCGCGCAAGAGGAAGGCAGTTTGTGCTTAGATTTGAGTCTGATGATGATAATTCAGTTGGTGATAGAAAGGATTATAAGTGGCGATTGGGAGCAACTAGAATGGATATTCAGCCATCAGGTAGGCGAGGTGCATGAGCAAATTACTTGAAACAAGACTGCCTTTGGCAGAAGGCATTGAACTAACGCCAGAGCTATTTAATCGTTTAGTCAGAATATTAGAAATAAATTTAGGTGCTATTGACCCTGATAAAACGCCTAGTTTTAATGCTACTGAAATTTCTCAATTGCAGTTTGCAACAGGAAGTATTATATTTAACACTACAAATAAGATTCATCAGGCTTTTGATGGCACAGCTATGAGGAATTTGTATGAACATCAAACTTACCCATCAGGTTTGGGTGTCACAACATCAGTAGGGAGCGTTACAATAACGACTTAATATGCCAATAAGCGAAGAATTACAAAGAAGAATAGCTGGATTTACAGGTGATATGGTTGGACCAACCAAAGGTGCTATCTCTAATAGAGAAATGGATATGTTTGGACCATATAAAGACACATCTGCTGATGTTCAAGCTATGAGAGATTTAGCTGGTCGAACCAAAGGTGCCATCTCCAATAGAGAAATGGAACTGCTTCAACAGGCTAGTCCTTCTGTTGATATAAATACTTCTGGTAATGTGTCTGAATACGAAAAAAAATTATTGCAAGATAAGTTAAATAAATTAGCTAACCCTGAAATTTCTATGGCTCCATTTGGTTCATTCGATACATCTGCTGATGTTCAAGCTATGAGAGATTTAGCTAGTCAAACCAAAGGTGCTATTTCTAACAAAGAAATGCAACTCTTGCAACAGGCTGAAGTTGAAAATGGTGCGCCATTTACTGCTGAAGAAAGAGAAATGGCGTTGGCACAAATTCAAAAATTACAAAAACAAAGCCAAGCACCTAATTTTGAATTGACACAACAGTTATCTGCTATGGGAACTGGTGATGATACAGTAATAGCTCATCTTGAACCCGGTGAGGTTGTTCTTGCTAAAGAATTTATGGATGATCCAGTTTTTGAGTCAGCAGTAGAAGCTAAATTTAGAGAATTTAATATTCCTTTACCACATGGAATAGTAGATGATCCTAGAGGTATAATAAGCCTAGAAACAGGCGCACAACAATTTGGCTTCTTCAAAAAAGTAGGCAAGTTCTTGAAGAAGGTGGTTACACCAATAGCTAAGGTTGCTCAATTTATACCCGGTCCTTGGCAAGCACCATCAGCATTAATATCTAAAGCAGCTACTGTTAGAGATGTGGCTAGAGGGGATGCAAACCCATTGGCTTTATTAACTGTGGCTGGACCTACAGCTGTAGGACCATCAATCAAAGATTCTATTGCTGGCATAAAAGGTTTATCAACAGCAGCTGGCGGTTCTGGCGGTTTTCTCTCAGGGTTAGGAGAAGCTATTAGACAAACACCCGGTGCAATTGGAAGTGGAATAACCAGCTTAGTACAAAACCCAATGGGAAGTATTGGTAATTTATTTAAGTCAAGAAATCCAGATGATTATATTGAAGCTGGCGGTGTTGGTAGTGGAAATTGGGTAAATAAAATTACAGGAGAAGCGTTGCCAAAAGGAATTACTGATCCAACTCAATTAATGGCTAGGTCTGGTTCTGGCATACAATCTTTAACCAAAGGATTACAGGGCAGTCTATTTGGAACAGAAGGAATGGCTGGTGGCATACAGGCTGTAACAAATCAAGCTGGAAATACTATAGGTTATGAGATCCAAGGTGGAAATGTTTACACTGACCAACAATTAATTGATGCTGGGTATTCAATGGACCCAGCAACTGGTAATTTAGTAGCAAACACTGGTGGAACTCCAATACAACAAGGAACAACGACAGGAACAGGAACAGCAGCAGCTAAAGGTTCATTTTTAAGTAATTTGTTAGGTGGATCAGGCGGTATGGGC